TCATCTTTTTAATAACTCATATAAAGCATCGCCGATTATTTCCTCATTGTTCCCACCTGATTCAACTTGATAAATTATTTTTGTCATTTGTGGTTCAATAAGAAAGTAAAGCATCTCAAGATTCTGTTGGTACAAGGCCTGATAATATGCTGAATCCTGAAATTTGAGCTTATTAGCCGCTAATGCAGCCACCTGCGCTTTCGAATAGATTATGGCGCCGTTAACGTACATTGATGATAATGAATTGACCATTCTGATATGCGACTGATGAAAATCACCACTACTGATTATGAGCTTTGCAATAGTTAAGGACAGCGCTAGTTTGCTGGATTTTTCGGCGTACTCATAAGCCTTATCGCCTAGTTCCTTTTTAAGAAAGACAGCGAGATTGCTACTCTTTTGCTCTCCAAGTCGTTTAAGAGTTTTCCGAAAGTAAATCTCAACCATATCAAGAGCAACATCGTTTCGATTATAGATTTCAGCAAGTGCTAATGTTAGACGGCGGTCCTCATTTATTAGCTCGCGACAGGCATTGCGATAGTAATCGTCTGGTATCAAGCACGAGCCATAGTTGATTAAACGCTGTGTACCAAGCTTCAGATTTTCGATAGTGCTCATATTGGTGGCTTGGATTTCTCGCAATGCTTTGGTAAGCGCCAGAGCTAAATTCCTTTCTGATTGCAGCTTCATTTTTGCATAGCCGTCTGCCATTGTAATTTCCCTTGTTGTAACATGACCCTGTCAATAATTGATCATCATTGTCATAGGGGGCAAGGAAGATAATGAAAAAAAGCGGTAGAGTGACAATTTATGTTCTGGTAGTAATTATTTTCTTTCTAACTATTCCAGAGATCGTCGTTCGTGTACTCACTCCGGAGCAGTTTGCACGATTGAGTGATTTCACAAGCTTTGGTGGCTTGTTCAGTCATCTCCTTTCTTTACTAGTTTTCCTTGGCTTAGCTTCAATTCTCCTGGGCGTACTCGCCATTTTGGCAACGAAAAAAATTTACCGGCATTTCACTCGATACAAAAGCTAATCATAAAACTGACCCACAAGGTGGTCGTCGAGGCGAAGTTAAGCCTGTCCTGCTCTGCGTCATACAGTTGGGGTCTGGATTGGGAACGGGTTCAGTTAAGAAGTAGGGGGACGATAAAGGGCCGCTGTCAGTAACATAGAAAAAAGCCACTCGCTGGAGTGGCTTAATTATATGATTACAAAGCTAAAATTTGGTCGCCCCTGCTGGACTTGAACCAGCGACCAAGCGATTATGAGTTCCTGTCGAAACAACAGAAAATCAATGGTTTACCTTATTTATCATTGACATAGATTGCCACCATTTGCCAATGATATTCCATTATCCGCCATTTCTACCGCCACTTCATCGCCATTACTACGAGTGCTATCACTCATAGCCGTGTGAGTGCTGGTAGGGTCATTTTTTTAGTGTATACATCATGAACAAACTCTCGTAATGGGGCCAAATCAGTTTCAGATACATCGCGTGAAGAAAGGAATGCTTCAACAAAAGCCGGACCATGTAATCCTGTTTCTGCACTAAAATTTTCAACCTCCCCAACGGGAATTAAAAATATACCCAATGACTTTAATTTTTCATTTAGTTCTTTGTATACATCACGTATTTTGCCTCTTGGCAAACCATAAAACCCATTGGCTTTTACATTGCTCCATGGCTTTTTATTTTTAAATTGTTCTTCTACTATACTTTTTGATAGTTTATCAGGAGCGGTTGACTCGATGAAACTCATCAGATTTTTCTTAAATACATCAGGAGCGATAGGTTTGAAATCTTGTATTACCTCAGCGTTAATTCTTTTCCATAGTTCAAGTATTTCACTTTTAAGTGAGTCATTACACCCAAAAGAATCTAAGGTTTTTGACAGTGTGTTTCTTTCGGATATTAAATCAAAATCAAAAATGGCCTTTACCGGAACACCTGAAGGCCTTAACGCTTCAACAATTCCTGGAATAGCATGTTTGCCACCTGTGGGGACATAACAGGTATCTGGGTAAATATGAGCGCTGTTATTCTTTAAATGATCTGCTACAAAGTTAAATAAACGACAATCACTATCATCTTCGCATATTATAACTTGCTCATGAAATAGAGAATCTAAGGCATTGGAATATCGTAGAACTGGTTTTGACCATAATAACTCAACGGATTTCTTGTCTATTTCATGAACGACGTTTTTGTCATCTTCTCGTTGAATTCTTAGTATCTTAATATTCCCTTTAGTGCCTTCTAAGAAGCCCCTTAAAATATCACTACTGTGTGTTGCAACAAAAAGTTGACCTGATACTTCTGAAGATAAAGTTTCGCCAAGCAATCTCATCTGTGGAGGGTGAAGAAAAGCCTCAGGTTCATCAATCATGATGATGTCAAGCTTTTGGACAATACACTCAAATAGTATCCCAGCATAACTTTTTACACCATCGCCTTGTTTGTCAAGTAACGGGTTTTGAGTTGCTAATTCAACATATTCATCACTAACCCTGTCTGCCGGTAAATTTTCCTGAGGAAGATTACCAACATGGATTGGCAAAACACTTCCTCCACGGTAATTAAAAATTATGTCTTTATTAAATGCTCTTTTGAATAAGGAGCTAATATGGCTCATTAATTGACTGTTTTCGTATAATATATGCTGAGGGCGTGTTTTGGGTTCATCTGAACGTATGCTGTTTTGTTGGTTGCAAATACTCAATCTATCATTAGCGGTTATGTTTTTCATGAAAACTGGAGATATGTTTGTTAGTTTTCCGCCACTATCCCATGAATAAAGCCATGAGTGATGTATTGATTGAGCACCATAGTAGTAGTTGTCATTTTTAAATCTACCGCCGCTTTTAAGCATTTGTATAAGATCTTCTTTGGTACCTGTTTTGTGCAGAACTAAATGCTTGATAACTTGGCCACTATCAGTTCCATCAGATGAGCTTATATCAATCATCTCTCGTAGTGTTTGAGATTTCCCACTATTGTTTGGTCCAACGATGATTATTTTTTCATTTTCGTTGAAAGAGATTGTTTGCCCATCAGAAAATGTTATTCCAGAAATATGAACTTTAGGCTTTATAGTCATGAATATTTACCTCTGAATATTGTTGATAGGATTTAATCTAACAGCATCTTCTAAATGATCTGGAGCAAAATGTGAATACCGCATCGTCATTTTTATGTCGGTATGGCCTAGCACGCGCTGCAAGACCAAAATATTACCACCATTCATCATAAAGTGGCTGGCAAAGGTGTGACGCAAAACGTGGGTAAGTTGCCATGCCGGTAATTCGATGCCTGTTCTTTCCAGCGCAGACCGGAACGCGCCATAGCAATCATTAAACAACCGACCTTTTTTATCATCAGGTAGAGAGTCATCAAGCTCTTTGCTAATAGAAACAGTGCGGTTTTTTCTGCCTTTCGTGTTGGTATATGTGATTTTGTATTTCGCGAGCGGGCTTTTTCTCTGTCTCTCGGCCTCAGACCACCGTGTGCCAGTGGCGAGACAGATTCTTGCCACGGTTTCTAAATCAAGGTGGTCATGCCGTTTGCACTTTCCTAAAAGTAGCGATATTTGGTCGTGAGTTAGCCATTCCATTTCCATTTCTTTTGTGCGGAATGGGCGCATGTATTTCAGTGGGTTTTCACCCTTCCATTCTCTAGGGCGTTTTAGCTCATTGAACACCGCCCGGAAGTAGGCCAACTCAAAATTAAGCGTGCAATGCGACACTTCTTTAACCCTGTTTGAACGCGCATACTCACCTTTTAACCGTTTTTCTCGGTAGCGGGAAAATGCCTGCGCATCGAAATCGCGTGCGAGTGGTTCGCCCATACACTCAAAAGCATGGTGCATGGCTAACTGGCGTTTTAAGCCATCTTTTAAGGTAATGCCACGAGCGCTATACCATGAATCAACCAGCTTTTTTAAAGTGCGCCTGTCTTCCTTTTCTTCCTGCCACGGGTTTTGGACGGTGTACTGTTCAAACGCCAGCGCTTCGCCTTTGGTGACGAATTTCTTTCTGATACGTTTGCCTTTTGCACCGTCTGGTAAGTGCTCGCAAATCCAACCGCCGGTAGGATTCTCACGACCCACCCTCAATTAACCTCGCTGTAAATCCCCACCACGCGACCCACCGTTTTTATCTCGTCGATACCGCACTCAAACGGAACCTTGCCGCCCGCCACGTGGAGTTTTTTACCCGGCAGCAGCGTGAGGTCGCGGATGCTGGCAGTACCTTCAATCTCAACCAGCCACAGGCCGTCGGTTAACGATGCTTCTTTTTCAATAAAGTGCAGCTTTCCCTCCGCCCGAACGGCGATGCCGCGAGCCAGCGGTTTGCTAAAGAAACCAGAGTCAATACTCAAAGTGGTATTTTCTTCCAGCCTTCCATCACTCAGTGTGAATTTGGAAACCGAAACCGGATCGCCCGGCGCGGGGTGACCTTCAAACTGCGCACCTTGTCCGGTCATCAGCCAGCGAAGGCTGGCGCCGGTGTCCAGCGCGCACTGAACCGCAAAGTCATAAGAGACGGTGCCGCGCGCGTAGCGGTTCTGAAGCGAGCTGGCGGCGATATTAAAGTGCCGGGCCAGCTGGATTTTCTGCGTGAAACCATATACCTGACAGATTCTATCGAGTAACTCTTCATTATTCACTTGAGAATCTAAAATCAAAATATATTCCTTTGGGTGTTTACTAATACTCATTTGGGTATTAGTATCATTACAAATTCGGGCAATCAGCGGCAGACGTTGGCAAACAGAGGCTAGTGATTGCAGACATTATCAAAATGGGAATCATGCAGCATGGCATCTGAAATCGCAATCATCAAACGGCGGAAAAAACCGTGCTCTGCCCGATTTCAGCGCACTAGCATGCGTGAATTTACGCGAGGGGAGATATGGCGATAGAAGCTGCCCGTGCAAGGGTTCCACTTAGCGTGGGGGCGCGCCTTAGCGGCCTTAACCACGTCGCTGAACTTCGCGCCCGATACGGGAGCGATAGCGGAAAAGAGCTGGCGCGGTTTATGGCCGAAATGCGCGATAAGCGCGATCCCTGTTTTGAGGAGAACAGCAGGGCGCTGGCCGCTCTCTTTTTCCTGGCGAGATTGCCCGTCGCCCGTCATGAGTGCGAGCTCGGTGAGCTAACCACAGAGGAGAAAAGGGCGCTGATTAACGCCATGAATCATTTTCGTGCTGTCGTGAGTTTATTTCCTGAACGGCTGACCATGCCGATCTAACCCAACCAGAAACCTAATGGCGTAAACCCGCCGGGCACCCTGTTGCCTGAATTTAAGGAGAACGCGTGATGCGAAACAGTGAAAACCGCCCTTATCCAACCGGAAGTGAAGAACTGAAGCGCTTGTTGGCAGAGGCAAAAACAGAGGAACGATGCGCGCGAGCTCTCGCGGTCTCCCTTCGTCTGGAGGCCCTGGCGAGCCATATCTACAAAACCGGCATGAGCGGAGAAGATGTTGCCGAACTGCTGTGCCATGAGGCGGCCCGCTACGAGCGCGAATCCCAGGAGCTGCACTGATGGCCGATTTTATCGATCTTGCGCAGGCGCGCGAGCAGGAAGACAGAGAGCGGTACATTAATCGCGCCCGCAGACGACCCGTATCGCCTTCGCGTTTCCTCTGCGAGAACTGCGAGGCGCCGATACCGGAGGCGCGCCGAATAGCGGTGCCCGGCGTAGCCCTGTGCGTAACCTGCCAGGAGATTGCAGAGATGAAAAATAAGCACGTCCGGGGAGGATAAGTTGGCTACGTCATTTGCTTATCCGTGGAATGCCCCACGGTTGGCCATTGCCAGCCCTTATCTCACCCATGCCCAACAGCAGCGCCGCGATCGCCTTTTCGCGGCGCTGCAGCAGGCAAGAATTTCCCTCTCACAGCAGCCTGACTGCGTACGCTTCGAAATTTGGCGCACGGTTGACGCCCTCGAACAGCATCGGGGCAGCCCGCAGGCTAACGCCTTTTTGATCCGCTTCTGCAAAAGGATGTTACCTCGCCTGCGGCGGGTCTCTGATCGCTATGCCTGCACAGGCCTGCACGACGAGGTCTCCAGGGCCGTGTTCGACGGCCATTTCGACACTCAGCTTCTGCAATACCTCGCCTCGCGGATGGTCGAACTGGTTGCCCGCTATAACCGCCTTCCGGATATGTCCCGCGCGGACATCGACCTGCTGGCCGCAGATATCGCCAGCTTTATTCGCGGCGAGCTGGCGAATATTAACGATGCTGAAATGGGCGAATACCAGACGCTGTACGTCTGGTATCAGCGCGCAGGACTGATCGCCCGGCAGTTCAACGTGTCGCCTCCGCACTGGGAGCGGGTGTCGAAGACGTTTTTCAACAAAGAAGACGTTGCCGCGGCGGTGATCCGCATGTTTTCCGAGGCGTGGTGGCGCGGGCGCCTGCGTCGGGTCGCGGCTGCCTGGCGCGAGCATCTGCAGATTGCCCTCGGCAACGTCAGCAAACGGAGAGCGGCGTATGCGAGCAAACGCTGCGTGACCGAGTGGCGCGAGCAGAAGCGCCGCACGCGCGAATTTCTCAAGGGCATGGAGCTGGAAGATGAAGAGGGCAACCGCATCAGCCTGATTGAAAAATACGACATCTCGGTGGCCAACCCGGCGATACGTCGCTGTGAACTGATGACCCGTATCCGCGGGTTTGAAAATATCTGTGAGGCGCTGGGCTACGTGGGCGAGTTCTATACCTTAACCGCGCCCGCGCAGTATCACGCGACGCTGAAATCAGGCTTCCCCAACGCGAAGTGGAACGGGGCCAGCCCGGCGGAGACGCAAATCTACTTTACCCGTCTCTGGGCGCGTATCCGCGCAAAGCTCCACCGGGACGGGCGCCGTATCTTTGGTATCCGCGTTGCGGAACCCCATCACGACGGTACGCCCCACTGGCACATGCTGATGTTTATGCTGCCGGAAGACGTCGAATGCGTTCGCCGGATTATCGGGGATTACGCCCGGCAGGAGGATGCCGTTGAGCTGCAGAGCGAAAGCGCCAGACAGGCGCGCTTTCACGCGGACGCGATCGATCCTCAGAAAGGCAGCGCTACCGGCTATATCGCCAAATACATCTCAAAGAATATCGACGGCTATGCGCTCGATGGCGAGACCGATAACGAAAGCGGCGGGCTGCTAAAGGAGACAGCGTCCGCCGTGTCGGCCTGGGCGGGACGCTGGCACATTCGCCAGTTTCAGTTCATCGGCGGCGCGCCGGTAACGGTCTACCGCGAGCTGCGACGTCTGGCGGATACCGATGCCGCGCGCGGTCTGAGCGTTGAGTTTGCTGCCGTCCATGAAGCTGCCGACGCCGGGGACTGGGCGGGTTACGTCTCTGCGCAGGGCGGGCCGTTTGTGCGTCGCGATGATTTACAGGTGCGCATGCTTTATGAGTTGCGCGCCGGGTTTAACCAGTACGGCGAGGAAACGGTCCGCATCCGCGGCGTGTACGATTCCGCCGTTGGCGCGGGCAGCCCGATTGTAACCCGACTCACGCAGTGGAAAATTGTCCCCAAGCGGGCCCTGGAGCCTGAGGATGCTTCTGCGCCTTCTCGGAGTTCTGTCAATAACTGTACGCTGACCGATCTTTCTCAATCTCTTAACCGGCGTGCGAGGCGGGCGTTAACCGAACGCATCAAATTCATCCGCCCTGGCGCTACAGCGTCCGTCGTCTACGCGAGCGACCCGCAGAACGGGGTACCGGAGAAGGTGATCGATGAGATAGGGCTCGCTACAGGGATAACCATCAGCCGGGCAGAAGCCCTGCATCTGATGGCGGGAGGCATCAGCCGCTTTAAGGATAAATGGTGCAGGGGCGCAGCTGACGGATCGCTATTTCCGGCACCGTGTTCTTACCAGCAAAAGGCGCGGAAAATCCTTGAACGTATTGGGTATTTAACGGATCGCTTCGCTCAGAGAACCCGCTAATCTCCATCCATATCATGTACATACCGTGAAGGGTTCTGATTTTTCGCTTCACTCTTTTTATGAATACGTGCTACTGTATGTTTATACAGTATCTCGTGGTGGAGGTTGTGTGGACAGAGAGTTGAACGAGCAGGTCATGATTGAACGAGTCGAGCTGATTGCGCGACTGACGACGGAAGGAACGTGTCAGGAAAGAGATCGTGAGATTGCCCTGAATTTGATTGCTGAGATTGCGCGGGGAAATTTAATCAAGAATAACGCATTTACCGTTGTGTTCTCAGCATCGCCTGTTCCGGAACGAATTAAAAAAGAGGGCAACGTTCGGGTGAACATTACTCTCGATAAAGATCAGCAGATTGGCCATGCCGTCGTTGAGGCCTTTCAGTGCGAACTGACCCGCAGAATACGCTCCCTGTTTCCGTCATCGCGGGTGAACGTGAAAATCGGATCGGTGACGGGGGTCGAGCTCCAGGGGCTTGAAAAAGAAGCCGATCGCGAGGCGCTGGACGCTATCCTCCGGGAAGTCTGGGAAGACGAGAGCTGGCGCTAGCCCAGCGTTATTACCCGAACGCCACACCCTCATTCAGATTTTGCGCTTTCGTTGACCCACGCTTCGCTGCGCGCGGACGATCTGTTGTGCCCGCGATTGTCCATCTCTCAGCGATAGCGAAAAGCCTGCTGGCCCGGGAAACTCTACAGTACCTGGAAACCGGATGTTGGGAGCGTCTGATGAAAATCTATGCAATGCAGGGGGACACGCTTGATGCCGTTTGCGCCCGCTTTTATGGGCGCACGGCCGGCGTCGTTGAAGCCGTTCTGAAGGCCAATCCTGGCCTCGCGGAGTTAGGCGTTATCTTGCCTCACGGCACGCCGGTAGAGATGCCGGAGGTAAATAGCGCCCCCACAAAAGAATCCATAAACCTATGGGACTGAGCCTGGAGAAAATCACCACGTTTATCGCCTACTGGCTGGCCGTGGCGCTGGCCTGGTTCGGGGCGATGTCTCCTGAAAAAGTCGCGCTGTACGTGGGGAGTCTGTGCGCCATTTTTACCGCATTAACGAATTACTGGTTTAAGCGAAAAACCTGGCGCTATCTCCAGTCTCTTGGCCTCGATAAGAAGAGCATTCGTGAACTCAATCATTAAGCGTTGCAGCGTCGCCGGCGTGCTGGCCCTGGCGGTGCTGATGCCTGACTTTCGATTACTGAAAACGTCCCCGGAAGGATTGGCGTTGATTGCCGATCTCGAAGGATGTCGCCTCTCACCCTACCGGTGTAGCGCCGGCGTATGGACGTCCGGCATTGGCCACACGGCAAACGTTTTGCCGACGCGGGACATTACCGAGCGTGAGGCTGCGGTAAATCTGGTCGCTGATGTGCTCAACGTTGAGCGGCGTCTGAAGGCGTGTGCGCCGGTGGAGATGCCGCCCCGGGTCTATGACGCGCTGGTGAGTTTTACCTTTAATGTCGGCGCAGGCGCTGCCTGCCGTTCGACGCTGGTGTCCTTTATCAAACGTAAACAGTGGCTGCAGGCATGCGGGCAGCTTACCCGCTGGGTGTACGTTAACGGCGTCAAAAATGCCGGCCTGGAAAACCGTCGCGTCCGCGAGAAGGCCTGGTGCATGAAGGGGCTGCCATGAGAACGCTCATGCTGGCGCTGGCCGGGCTGCTGGCCATCGCGCTGTGGCTTCGTCATGACAACCTGAACCTGTCCCGTTCCTTAGCTACGGCCAATCGGGTCGCCAGCGAGCAAAAAACGGCCCTCGCCACGCTTAACCAGCAGCTGTCCCTGTCGCAGCGGATGGCCAGAGCAAATGAAAACGCCCAGGTCAGGCTCCGTGAGGAGCTTGTCACTGCGGGCGAGGAGAGAGCAAGACGGGAAGCGACTATCGGGAGATTACTCAATGAAAATGAAGCGTTACGCCGCTGGTATACCGCTCAGCTGCCTGATGCTGTCCGCAGGTTGCACACCCGCACCGCCTGCGCCTCCGCAGCCCATTGTTTACAACGCCTGCCCGAAGGTGAGCCGCTGCCCGATGCCGGGAAGCGAACCCGCCACTAACGGCGATCTCAGCGCGGATATTCGCAGGCTGGAATACGCCCTTATCGCCTGCGCGCTGCAGGTTGAAACCATTAAAGACTGTCAGGATAAACTCGATGCACAAACTCAAGAGCCTGCGTCAGGCATTAATTGACGCGATCCCCCAACTGAATGCCAACCCGGAGCGCCTGCAGATGTCGGTCGGAGGCGGTAATATTGACGCCCGACTGGCCTCCTCGCTCTCCTTTGAAAAGCGGTATGCGCTGAGCGCGAAGGTCAGCGGCTTCACCGGCGACAGCGAGGGATTTTTCGTCCCGGTGCTGTCCTGGCTTCGAGAAAACCAGCCGGATATTTTTACCCTCGATGAAGGACGCAAAAACGGTTATACCTTCGCGATCGTCTTAAACGATGACGATACGATGGATATCACCATCAGCGTGCAATTAACCGAGCGTATTCTTGTTTCCCAGGAGCAGGGCGCTCTCCACGCGACGTATTCCCCCGAGCCGCCGTTGCCGGAGCCCGTCACGCGTCCGAAAGAGTTGTATATTAACGGCGAGCTCGTCAGCCAGTGGGAGGACTAATTTCCCCGCGCTGAAGGCCGCCTGGCGCCTGCTGTCTGGAACGCTTGTTGTATCATCCCGCAGAAAACCCCGTCTCGTTGCTGCCGTTCCTCCTGAACGGCATTCTCTTCTCATGAATACATTAACTTCCATGAACGGCATCGCTCGCGCGATCCGCAATCTTATTCGTATCGGTGTTGTGACCGATGTTGACCTCAACAGAGGGCTTTGTCGTGTCCAGACCGGCGGGATGAAAACCACCTGGCTGAACTGGCTCACCTGTCGCGCGGGACGTTCGCGCGTGTGGTGGGCCCCTTCCGAGGGGGAACAGGTACTGCTGCTGGCCATCGGCGGCGAGCTTGATACCGCCTTTGTGCTGCCCGGCATTTTCTCTGACGACCATCCTGCGCCGTCCGGGTCACCTGATGCGTTCCACGTCTCGTTTCCTGACGGGGCGGTCATCGAGTACGAACCTGGTCGCGGGGCGCTGACGGTTGCAGGCATTAAAACGGCCGACATTACCGCCTCTGAATCGCTGACCGCCACCGTGCCGGAGGTGAGGGTGACGTCAACGTCCCGCATCACGCTGGATACGCCTGAAGTGGTGTGTACCAACAGGTTAATTACCGCCTCTCTTGAAGTGCAGAAGGGCGGCGTGATGGCCGGAAATATTGAGCATTCCGGCGGCAAATTCACCTCCAACGGGGTGCAGGTGGATAACCACGCGCACGGCAGTGTGCAAAGCGGCGGAAGCTGGACTAAGGGGACACAATGACGGTGCGTTACAGGGGAATGAACAGGCAGACCGGGCTTAGTATTTCAGAGGCTGAACACATCCGGCAAAGCGTGCGCGACATTCTGGTTACGCCGATTGGCTCGCGGGTCATGCGCCGGGATTACGGCTCGCTGCTGGCGGCGATGATCGACAGGCCGCAGAGCCCGGCACTGCGTCTGCAAATCATGGCCGCCTGTTATTCCGCCATCCAGAAATGGGAGCCGCGAATAAGCCTGACGGCCATCACTTTCGAGCGTTCGGAAAACGACGGGACGTTGTATGTCGATATCACCGGCACGCGCCCGACATCCGGACAATCCTTTTCTATCACCATTTCACTGAGTTAAACGCTATGGCTATTGTTGATCTGAGCCAGCTCGCCGCGCCTGATGTCGTGGAGGAGGTGGATTATGAAACGCTGTTGGCAGAACGAAAGGCCACCTTTGTCTCCCTCTATCCGGAAGAGGAGCGAGAAGCGATTGCACGGACGCTGACGCTGGAATCCGAGCCGATTGTGAAGCTGCTGCAGGAGAATGCCTACCGGGAAGTTATCTGGCGCCAGCGGGTTAATGAGGCTGCGCTGGCTGTAACGCTTGCCTATTCTTCCGGTCACGATCTGGACGTTATTGCGGGAAACAATAATACCGAACGCCTGACCATCACCCCGGGCGATGACACTACCATTCCGCCGACGGCTACCGTCATGGAGTCTGATGCCGACCTGCGGCTGCGTGCGCAGCAGGCATTTGAAGGATTGAGCGTCGCGGGGCCGGTTGGAGCCTATGAATATCATGGTCGAAGTGCCGACGGGCGGGTCGCTGATGTTTCGGTTGAAAGCCCTCAGCCCGCATACGTGACGATTTCGGTGTTATCCCGTGAGGGTGATGGTACCGCTCGTCCTGAACTACTGGCGGTTGTTGAAAAAGCGCTTAACGCTGAAACCGTCCGCCCGGTCGGCGATCGTGTAACGGTCCAGTCAGCAGAAATTGTGCCTTACAAGATAAACGCAACGCTCTACGTTTATCCCGGACCAGAAGCTGAACCCATCAGGCAAGCAGCGGAGCAGAAGCTGCAGAATTATATCAGCGCACAGCATCGCCTTGGACGCGATATTCGTCTGTCGGCCATCTATGCAGCGCTTCACGTTGAAGGTGTGCAGCGCGTGGAACTGGAATCTCCCCACTCTGACATTGTACTGAGTAAGTCCCAGGCCTCGAACTGTACCTCGTATCAGATAGCGATCGGGGGTTCGGATGAGTGAAAGGCTGTTACCCGTTGGGTCCTCACCGCTGGAAGTCGCCGCTGCCGCTGCGCTCTCGAAAATTGAGCGTGTGCCGGTACCGCTACGCACCTTATGGAATCCCAGAGCGTGCCCGGTGAATTTACTTCCCTACCTGGCATGGGCGCTGTCGGTAGACCGTTGGGATGAGGCGTGGCCGGAGAGCACCAAACGCAGCGTCATCATGTCCTCGTTTTTCGTCCATCAGCACAAAGGAACCATCAGCGCATTGCGTCGTGTGGTGGAACCGCTTGGTTTCTTGATTGATGTGCGCGAGTGGTGGCAGCTCGGTGAGGAGCCTGGCACGTTCCGTCTGGTTGTCGGTGTGCTTGATAATGGCATCACTGACGAAATGTATCAGGAGCTTGAACGGCTCATTGAGGATGCCAAACCGGCAAGTAGACACATGACCGGGCTGGCTATCAGCCTGAGCTCAACGGGAGAGTTTTATGTTGGCGCAGGATGCTATCACGGCGATGCGCTGGCTGTTTACCCCTATACCACTGAGGAACTTATTGTCGGTGGTGATTATTACCCGGCCTCGGCCATCCATTTGATTGATAACCTGAGAGTGAACGCATGACCGCAAAATATTTTGCCATACTGACGAATCAGGGCGCGGCGCGGCTAGCTAACGCGACGGCACTTGGTACGCAACTCAACCTGACGCAAATGGCGGTAGGCGACGCCAACGGAACGTTGCCAACCCCAGACCCGGCGCAGACGAAGCTCGTCAACCAAAAACGTATTGCGCCGCTGAACCTGCTCGCTGTTGACCCAAATAATACCAGCCAGATCATCGCTGAACAGATTATTCCCGAGAATGAGGGCGGTTTCTGGATCCGAGAGATCGGTCTCTACGACGACGACGGCATTCTGATCGCCGTGGCTAACTGCCCGGAGACATATAAGCCTCAGCTGCAGGAAGGCAGTGGCCGCACGCAGACCATCCGTATGATTCTTATTGTGTCGAGCACATCGTCAATTTCTCTGAAAATTGATCCATCAGTTGTGCTGGCAACGCGTCAGTACGTTGACGATAAAGTTATTGAGGTAAAGGGCTACGCTGATGATCAGATGAAAAAGCATATTGCTGCTGATAATCCGCATAAACAGTACCCTTTAATCGCCAATGCGTTAAAAGAAATTGCCGATGCGGGGTTAAGCGCTGAGGTTCTCAAAAACCTTGGTTTGGGAGAAGGGGCAGCTCTGCCGGTTGGCGTCCCCGTTCCGTGGCCGTCAGCAACTCCACCGACGGGGTGGCTTAAGTGCAACGGAGCGGCATTTACGGCCTCACAGTACCCAAAGCTGGCACTTGCCTATCCCGCACTCAAATTGCCTGACCTGCGCGGTGAGTTTATACGTGGCTGGGATGACGGGCGAGGGATTGATGCTGGTCGTGGGCTACTGTCATTCCAGGAGGGTACTATTGTTTCGGGCTTTGATGACAATGATACGGGGGATGTCAGCTCAATCGGGTCAGCCGCCTCTGCGTTCGGCGATGTAATGACCGCAGCACAATGGGAAAAAATCAAAGGAAAAAAATGGATAGGTAGTCCGGCAAACTCGCAACGCTACGATTGGTGGGCTTATGTTTCAGCCCGCCCCCGTAACATCGCATTTAACTACATCGTGAGGGCCGCATAATGGCGAAGGCAAAATTAAACAAGGAGCTTATTGCTACAGTGCCCGGTGATATAACTGTGTTTAACTACGATGGTGAGACGCGCGAATATCTTTCCTCATCGGTTGAATATTTGCCGGTCGGCGTCGGTATTCCGGCTAAATCATGCATTGACTCTCCGGGCGAAGACAAAGAGGGATTTACCATATGCCGGAAGGCAGATTTTACAGCCTGGGAATATATGGCTGATCACCGTGGTGAAACGGTATACAGCACTGAAACAGGCGAAGCGGTTGTCATCACAGCACCGGGGGATTACCCTGACGGCACTACCACGCTGGCACCTGCGACATATCATGACACGTGGAATGGTAATGAGTGGATGATTGATACTAAAGCGCAGCACGCGGCGGACGTGGAAGCGGCGGAGCAACAAAAAGTTGCGTTACTTTCAGAGGCGCAAACAACGATCAATATATGGCAGACCGAACTACAGTTAGGCATTATCAGTGATAAAGATAAGGCCAGCCTTATACTCTGGCTGACCTACATAAAGGAATTGCAGGCGGTCGTTCCTGACGCTGCGCCAAATATCAAATGGCCTACACCGCCGGTTTAACAGGCTAGCTAACATCAGGAGCCGTCGACGTATCGACGGCTTTCACTTCCTTCTTATAGTCCATCCATGATGATAATTTTGCTTTATCCTCATTGCTGATATCACCCAGCATTAACTCAACCCGCCAGTCTGCCGTAACATTATCAGCCATTGCCAGCAATTGCGCGCGCTGATTCTCTGCCTGTGCAATGTGGTCAACTTTGAGCGATACAAGAATTGGATATCCATCATCATCTGATTCGATAACCTTCCCATCATTTTGCTGTCCCGCCATTAGGGCGTTGTATAAATCAGCGTTAATTTCGACGATATCAGCAGGCATATTGTCGTTTATGCTGTCCAGGAAAAAGCCATTTGACGACTTGGAAAAATAAATCATTTTGTCTCCTATATACCAACAGCGAACCAGTAACAGGCGCGTTCGTATTCAATCATTGCACCCTGGCTAACTTTCCCAACAACGATATAGAACTGAGATGTACCCAAATCAGAGCAGTTTGCTACGCCTACTGAGGTAGCTCCTGCCGCTGAAGTTGTATGTGGGATTGCCATTAACATGAGTGTTCTTATGGGGAAGCTCACTGGAAAAGTAACCGTATAGCTTGAGCCTCCGCTAACAATGCCCCGCTGTAGGATCAAACCAGAAGGTAGCTTTTGAAAGCCCGGCGAACTCTGTGAACTGGAGAATGATGCCATATCTGGAATCTGGTTAGCGCCAGTCCCAACATCCCTTTTAGCCGCTTCTTTCAAACCAAGGTTTTCGAAAATGCGTGTTTATCCATTAAATGGCATGATTTCCGGTTTTGACGGAGAGAAATACCATGATTATTGGATACGTACGCGTGTCCACAAATGAACAAAACACCGCCTTACAGCGTGACGCGCTGCAGCGTTCAGGATGTGAGCTCATTTTTGAAGATAAAATCAGCGGTAAATCGACAAACAGACCGGGACTCAACCGAGCCCTCAGACAACTTAATGCGGGCGATACTCTCGTTGTATGGAAACTCGATCGGCTCGGGCGCAGTATGCGCCACCTTGTTTCAATGACCGAGGAACTACGCCAGCGAAGCATTAATTTCCGTAGTTTGACTGATAGCATTGATACCTCAACGCCAATGGGTCGTTTCTTCTTCCATATCATGGGGGCGCTTGCTGAAATGGAGCGTGAACTCATTGTCGAGAGGACGTGCGCCGGGCTGGCCGCAGCGCGGGAACAGGGACGAATTGGTGGCAGACGCCCTAAATTGACGCAGGAGGAATGGGCTCAGGCTGGCAGGCTGATTGCTTCCGGGGAATCCCGACAGCGCGTTGCGTTAATTTTTGATGTAGGTATTTCCACGCTTTATAAAAAATTCCCCGCCACGATAGTCGGACAATCGTTGTGCCAGTGGCCGCTGGACAGGGATGGTTAGCTCATGGCAAGCCCAGCCGCGACAATATCACTCACCAACTAACCAAGGAGTTAAACGGATGAGTGATTTTCACCACGGCGTGGAAGTCATCGAAATCAACGATGGCACCCGCACCATTTCCACCGTCTCGACGGCAATCATCGGCATGGTCTGTACGGCCAGCTATGCTGACGACAAGACATTTCCTTTAAACGAGCCCGTGCTCATTACCAACGTGCAAAACGCGATTGCGAAAGCCGGCAAGGCGGGGACGCTGTCCGCTTCTCTGCAGGCGATCGCCGACCAGTGCAAACCGGTTGTCGTGGTTGTTCGCGTGGCCGAAGGCACCGCTGAAACCCCGGAAGAGGCGCGCAAGCAGACCGTTTCCAACATCATCGGTACCACTGATGAAAACGGTAAATATACCGGCCTGAAGGCGCTTCTCACGGCGAAAACGGTAACCGGCGTTAAGCCGCGTATTCTCGGCGTGCCGGGGCTGGACTCTCAGGAAGTGGCGACCGCACTGGCCGCTATGTGCCAGAGCCTGCGCGCGTTCGGCTATGTCAGCGCGTGGGGATGTAAAACCATTTCTGAGGCGATCAACTACCGCAAAAACTTCAGCCAGCGCGAGCTGATGGTTATCCATCCTGATTTTCTGGCTTGGGATACCACCACGAACGCAACGACAACGGCCTGGGCTACCGCCCGTGCGCTTGGCCTGCGCGCCAAAATCGACCAGACAATCGGCTGGCATAAAACCCTGTCAAACGTTGGCGTCAACGGCGTTACGGGCGTAAGCGCCTCTGTCTCCTGGGATCTGCAGGAACAGGCTACCGACGCGAACCTGCTTAACCAGGCGGGCGTCACCACGCTGATTCGCAACGACGGATTCAAATTCTGGGGTAACCGTACCTGCTCAGACGACCCGTTATTCGTCTTTGAAAACTACACCCGTACCGCACAGGTGCTGGCCGATACCATGGCGGAAGCGCACGCGTGGGCGATGGATAAACCCATCACCCCAACGCTTATCCGCGACATCGTTTCCGGTATTAACGCCAAGTTCCGCGAGCTGAAAACCAACGGCTATATCGTCGACGGCTCCTGCTGGTATGACCCTGAGTCGAACGATGCAACCACCCTGAAAGCGGGGAAACTGTATATCGATTACGACTACACCCCCGTCCCGCCGCTGGAAAATCTGACCCTGCGCCAGCGCATCACCGACACCTATCTGGCAGACCTGTCAGATTCGGTTAACAGCTAAGGAGCTGAAGCATGGCGTTACCACGCAAACTTAAGTACCTGAATATGTTCAACGATGGCCTGAGCTATATGGGCGTTGTTGAGTCTGTGACCTTACCGAAGCTGACCCGCAAGCTGGAGAAGTATCGCGGCGGCGGTATGCCGGGCTCGGTCTCTGTCGACCTCGGCCTGGACGATGATGCCCTGGCGCTGGAGTGGACCGTTGGCGGTCTGCCGGACGCCGCGCTGTGGGCACAGTATGCCTCTCCGGGCGCGGACAGCGTGCCGCTGCGCTTTACCGGCTCTTATCAGCGCGATGACACCGGCGAAATCTCCGCCGTCGAAATCGTCATGCGCGGCCGTCATAAAGAGTTTGATGGCGGTGAAAACAAGCAGGGCGAGAGCGGCACTACCAAGATGTCCACCGAGTGCGCTTACTACCAGCTGACCATTGATGGCAAAGAGATCATCGAAATCGACATCATCAACATGGTGCTCAAAGTCGATGGCGTCGATCGCCTGGCAGAACACCGTAAGGCCATCGGCCTGTAACCCTTTAACCGGCCGGGATTACCGGCCGGTGAGTTAACTTTCAGAAGAGTAACGAAATGGAAAATATCAACGATACCGCCATGAACGAAAGTGAAAACCCACATATCGTCACGCTTGATAGCCCCGTTCAGCGCGGCGAGCAAAAAATCGAAAAAGTGACCGTCGCAAAACCCAATGCTGGGACCCTGCGCGGCGTATCGCTGGCGTCGCTGGCGCAATCTGATGTGGATGCGCTGATTAAGGTGCTGCCGCGAATGACCTCGCCGGCGCTGACCGAGCATGAGGTTGCGCGCCTGGATGCCTGCGATCTGCTCTCTTTTGCAGGTAAGGTGATCGGTTTTTTGTCACCGGCTTCGGCTCGCTGAAATTTCCCGAAAATGTGTCGGTCGACGATCTGATGGCGGATATCGCGGTGATCTTTCACTGGCCGCCGTCAGAACTGTACTCCCTTAGCGTGACCGAACTCCTCTTATGGCGCGAAAAAGCGCTGCAGCGAAGCGGAAACCACCATGAGTAATAATGTCAGTCTTCAGGAGCTGCTTAAGGCAGTCGACCGGGCAACCCGACCGCTTAACGCTCTCCAGAACGCCAGCCTCACTCTCGCGAGCGATATCCGCGATGTGCAGACGGCGCTGGGGGCGCTCGATGAGCAGGCGGGGCGCATTAACGGCTTCAGAAAAGCAAATGCCCGGCTCGCCACGACGGAGCAGTCGCTTGCTCAGGCGAAACAGCAGGCCGCGGCGCTGGCGGTACAGTTTAAAAACACGCAAAACCCCACCCAGGCGCAGGCTGATGCGCTGACTGCAGCCCGAAAATCGGCAGTCGACCTGAAGCATGAGTACAACAGCTTACGCTACTCGGTACAGCGTCAGCGTACTGAACTCGCTCAGGCGGGAGTGAATACGCGCACGCTCTCGTCGGATGAACGTCGTTTAAAAAGTCACATCAGCGAAAAAACGCAGCAGCTTAACCGACAGCGGGATGCGCTGGCCCGCGTCAATCAGCAGCAGGAGCGGCTGAGTACCGTTCAGAATCGCTACGAGTCAGGCAAACGCGTTACCGCGCGGGTGCGTCAGCTTGCGAATGCGGGCGTGGGCATGGCAAAAGCGGGCTTTGACCAGACGTCCCGGTTTATGGCCCCTGGCATCAGCTTTGAAAAGCAGATGTCGGCCATTCAGGCAAACCTTGGCCTGGCGAAGGGGGACTCCCGGCTTGAGGCCATTCGCCAGCAGGCGCGGGAGGTCAGTGCCAGGACCGGAGTACCTGCAGATACGGTCCTCCGGGCACAAACCGAACTGGCTCGTTCAGGCTATGACGCCGATGGGCTGCTTGCGGCCACCGCGCCAACGGTCAACCTCAGCCTGGCGGGGAGTGTCGACGCGGCTAAAGCGGCCGATATGATCGCCAGCACGCAGGCCGCGTATAGCCTGGCCGATGCGGATGCGGGACGCATCGCAGATGTGCTTACGCGCGGTTTTACCTCTTCGAATACCAGCCTCGCTGAGATGGTGGCGGCCGTCACCTCCGCTGCGCCCGCTGCGGATGCCGCCGGTATGGGGCTTGAAGAGACAACCGCGCTGCTGGGCGTTCTGGCAGAAAAAGGAATGAAAGGCGCTGCCGCAGGGGACGCGCTCAGCGCGATGTTGCGCCATGTTCAGACTCCGGATGCCATAAAAGCCGCGGGGGCGCTGGCTTCCGCTGCGGGTGATGGATCGCTTGATGAAAAACGCCAGCAGTTGCAGGGGGCAAAGGGCAGTACCGCGCTCGCGGCTTCCGCGCAGACCGATAATCTTGACGGCGATATCAACCGATTCCAGGCCGCGTGGAACGGGTTGAAGATTGATGCATTTGATAAAGCGGATGGCGCTCTGCGCAACCTGATAACAACCGCAACCGGCTGGCTTGGCACGGCCTCCCTTTGGGTGAATGCCAACCCTGAGCTGACGCAGACCCTCGCCAGCATCGTTGTCGGCGCGCAGGCGTTTGCTGGCGTACTGGGCGGCGTAGGCACGGTCATCGGCCCGGTTCTGACGGGCGTCAATATGGTTATTACCGCGGCCGGGATGTTGGGAACTGTATTCAGCGTGGTGGGCGGCGCCATCATGACGGTGCTGGGCGCGCTTAGCTGGCCGGTGATTGCCCTTGGCGCGGCGATTGCTGCCGGTGCCTTACTGATTTTTAAATACTGGGAGCCCATCAGCGCCTTCTTTGGCGGGGTGATGGAAGGGCTTTCGACGGCTTTCGCACCGCTGGGGACGCTGTTCTCACCGGTGATGGCGGTATTTGAGGCTATCTCGGAGAAGCTGGGCGGTATCTGGCAATGGTTCACCGACTTAATCACGCCGATCAAGGCGACGCAGGAAACGCTGGATGGCTGTAAAAACGCTGGCGTGATTTTTGGGCAGGCGCTGGGCGATGCGTTAATGGCACCGCTTGATCTCTTTAACAGCCTGAGCGGCAAGGCCAGCTGGCTGCTGGAGAAGCTCGGTCTTATCAAAAACGAGTCGGGCGATCTCGACGCCGCTGCGGCAAAAGCAGAAGCGGCATCCTCGCCGGCGGGCAGCGCTTATATTCCGGGCGCGGGGATCTCTGGCGGCAGCCTGGAGTATCAGCCGACCATCGCTACTGGAGGACGCTCTTACGTCGATCAGAGTAAAAGCGAATATAACATCACGCTGCAGGGGGGCACGGCCTCCGGAACGGATCTGACGCGTCAAATCCGGGAGACGATAGATAATATTGAACAGGATAAAGCGAGACGGCAGCAATCCAGCTTTATGTATAGTTGAGGAGAGAGAAAATGTTAATGGTGCTGGGTCTGTTTGTCTTTGAACGACGTACCTTACCGTATCAGTCAATGATATTCACAAAAGACTACCGCTGGGCATCCAGCGCTCGCATCGGGAAACCCAAAGCCTGGCAGTACCTTGGCGAAGGTGAGACATCCTTTAGCCTCTCCGGCTTACTTTACCCGGAACTCACGGGAGGGCGGCTTTCACTCAAGGCGGTTGAGCTGATGGCAAATGAGGGGCGGGCATGGCCGTTGATAGACGGTACCGGCATCATTCACGGCATGTTTGTCATTGAGAAAGTCACGCACACGCATTCGGATTTTTACAGTGACGGTACCGCCCGAAAAATTGAGTTTACCCTGTCGCTAAAACGCGTGGACGAATCGCTGATGACGACGTTTGGCGACCTGCGAACGCAGGCCTCAGAGCTGGTGGAAAGCGCACGGAATAGCATTGGAGGGCTGGTGGGATGATCGCCGAAATGAATATCCGGGCGGGTGGAAAAATCGCCCCTGATTTTATGCTTAAGCTTGACGATCGTGATATCACGCAAAATTTCAGCCATCGTCTTATCAGCCTGACCATGACCGACAAACGGGGGCTGGAAGCCGATCAGCTGGATATTCTGCTGGATGATTCCGACGGGCTGCTGGACTTGCCTGCCCGGGGGGCAAGGCTCTCCTTATGGCTGGGATGGGAGGGAACTCCGCTCGAGGAGAAAGGGGACTTTACGATTGATGCGATTCATTTCCGGGGCGCGCCGGACACGCTGACCATCCAGGGATTCAGCGCAGATTTTCGTGGAAAGCTAAACGTGCGGCGCGAACAGTCGTGGCATGACACGACGATTGGCGCGATAGTCGATACCATCGCTCAGCGTAACCAGTTGACCGCCAGCGTCGCGTCGCGGCTTGCATCCATCGCCATCTCTCATATTGACCAGTCTCAGGAGACAGACGCGGCGTTCCTCTCCCGCCTTGCTGAACGTAATGGAGCATTTGTTTCAATCAAAGCCGGGAAGATTATCTTTATGAAAGCGGGCCAGGCCATGACGGCCAGCGGCACTCCGCTTTCCTTAATGATGATTGAACGTGGGGATGGAGATAAGCACCTTTTTTCCATAGCTGACCGTGAAAATTATTCCGGCGTAACGGCCAAATGGCTGCAAACGCGTGACCCCAAACAACAAAATCCTCAATTGAGTATTAATCGTCAGTCCGGAGGGCAGCAGACAGAAGCACTGCAGCACCCGGATGCCGCCGCACCGGTAGCGGGAACAGAAGGCAAGGAGCAGAAACCGCAAGAGAGGCTGGTGGGATCGGCGGAAAACGTATTTGAGCTCACCACGGTTTATGCCTCTGAAGAGCAGGCGCTCAGGGCCGCAGAGGCGAAGTGGCGCACGCTTCAGCGGGTAACCGTGGGGTTTTCCATCCAGCTTGCGCTGGGACGCGCCGATCTGTTCCCTGAAACGCCCGTGCTGGTAAACGGTTTTAAACGCGTCATTGACGAGCAGGCGTGGATCATCAGCGAGGTGGTGCATACCCTCAACGATAGCGGGTTTACCACGCAGCTTAAGCTTGAGCTGAACGTCAGCGACGAAAAATTTACTGTTGATAGTGAGTAATGTAGTTGCTATTGTTTTTGTTTTGGGTATTATTAATTCACAAAATGTGAATTTAGTGGAGGGGTACATGTTTCATTGTCCTAAGTGCAAGCACTCTGCGCATGCGCGTACCAGTCGCTATCTAAGTGAAAATACCAAAGAGCGCTATCACCAGTGCACCAATGTGGACTGCAGCTGTACGTTCGTGACGATGGAGTCCGTGGAGCGCCTGATCGCGACCCCGGGCGCCTCTGAGCGTGTCCGAACGGCTTCGCTGAACCACGGTTAGCGACTCATAAAAAACCAATAAAAAAGCCACTCAATCGAGTGGCTTAATTATTTGAATCTAAACTAAAATTTGGTGGCCCCTGCTGGACTTGAACCAGCGACCAAGCGATTATGAGTCATAGAATACCTGTTTTCTCAAACTTTCTGATTTGTTCTGGTTTGTACTTTAAATTGCTTTAAATCATGGTGTTGTGGCTTTGTTGTCGTTTTGATTTGTTCCTAAATGTTCACGGCAGTAATATCGTTACCTGACCCATTACCTGACCCAAAATTTGATTGGGTCAGGTAAGCGAAAATGAACAGGTGATGACGTGGCAACGCATTTAACGGATACGGCAATACGCGGGCTTAAGCCTAAAAGCACGTCCTACTATGAGTGGAGTAATAGCGGCCAACGCGGCGCAGGGCGGCTTGGCGTAAAAGTGCAACCTTCTGGCAGTAAAGTTTTTTACTTTCGCTATTACGTTGATAAAGGCAAGAAAGAGAAGTTTATCCAGTTGGGTATCTGGCCTGAGATGAAACTGGTGACGGCCAATGAGCTGGCGAAAAAGTATGGAGCATGGCTTATTGAGGGCAAAGAGCCGCAGCAAGAGCTTGAGCAACAACGTCTGGCCGAGCAGCACATTATGCAGCTACATCGTTCACAGGGGTCGTTTGAAGAACTGGTGCATGGCTACGTTAACAAGATGAAGCTCGACAACAAGCGTACCTGGGCAGATGTGTTGAAACGGCTGGAGAAAGAGTGCTACTCAATTATTCCTCGCGAAATGAAGGCAAAGGATGTCACGTCCTCACAGGTTAAAGAAATTCTGGCTGGCATCATTCAACGCGATGCAGTTGTCCACGCGAACCGTATCCGTTCGTATCTGATGGCCGCGTTTAATTACGGTCTGAAAGCAGATAATGATCCGATGAACATCAGTGTAGGCATTACGTTCGGACTGCAGATTAACCCTGTTTCGGTTATACCAAAACAATCTGCCGCGGAGAAAGTCGGCGATACATGGCTAACGCTTGAAGAACTGCGCTTTGTTATGGAGCAGTTTGCACAGGCCACAAACGTTGGGCCACTGATGCAACATCTGATTCGCTTCTGCGTATACGCTGGTGGTCAGCGTCCATTCGAAATGATTGCCAGTCAATGGAGTGCGATCGACTGGCAGCAAAAGACGTTACTGGTCATAGCTGATGTATCGAAAAACAAGCGTGAGCATCTGATCCCGTTGACTGAATCGGCATTACAGGAATTAGCCTCGGTGAAAGAGCTGACAAAGGAAAGCAACAGTCCCTATATTTTTCCTCTGTCGACCAACGGTGAACGGCCAGTACGTACTGATAGCCTGGCGCGGTCCATCATGTATTTCCGCGCGTTTAACACTGAGTTTAAGGTCTTCACCGCCCGCGATTTGCGCCGCACCTGCAAGACTCTGATGGGGGAAGCAGGAATCAGCAAAGAGATCCGTGACCGTATCCAGAATCATGCTTTGAATGATGTCAGCTCGAAACACTATGACCGTTATGATTATCTGTCTGAAAAGCGCAGGGCACTTGAGATTTGGGAAGACAGGGTCAATTCCTATCAACGACAGCAGGAACACAATGTCGTGAACCTGTTCGGACGGAGGTAATGCTTGTCAAAATATGAGCTTAATTCAGCAGAAGAACGTTATCAGCCCGGTTCAGGTGATTTAGTTCTAGCGAACAAGCAGGGGATTATCGATGCCGCTGAAATGGATGCGCTGGAATCTGGGCTGTTGCTCATGTTGTATGAGCAGCTATTTATCAGCCAGCAACCACCAGCAACCTTGAGTTTTGAGCATATTCGCGAGTGGCACCGCAAATGGTTAGGTAATGTCTACGACTGGGCTGGAAAGCTCCGTAACGCTAACCTTGCAAAAGATGGGTTTCAGTTTGCTGCAGCGGACAGGATCCCGTTGCTGATTGCAGGCTTTGAAAAGCAATACTTTTCCCGCTTCACGGAATTGAACACACTGTCTCGCACCGAGTTGGCTGATTTTTTGGCGGAATGCCACGTGGAATTTATTTTGATCCATCCCTTTCGGGAAGGTAACGGGCGTTTGTCGCGTCTACTTTTTGATGCACTGGCGGTTCAGGCGGGTGTTGGGGTACTGGATTACAGCTTATGGGATGAGCATAAAGCATTTTACTTCAAGGCGATTCAGGCTGGTGTATCAGGTAACTTTGCCCCCATGATCCGATTGGTTAGCGATATTCTTCCTGATTAACGAGCCAAACCAACCGCTTTAGCCTGTGCCTGAAAGCGCTTGAGCTGCTTCTCGATTTTCTCCACAGAAACGCCGGTTTCAATTGCAGTGGAGCTGGCAACGGTGCGGAAGAGCTGCGTTTTAGTGACCAAAGGATGCGCTGTTTTCTTTGTCATGGGGAGAGCCTCATAGTTGATGCCTTCATTCTAGTTCGACCTGATAATGCTCACAAGAGGGCTCTTTATCATCTGTTGTTTGCGCATTGTTAGTACGCCGTATCTGTTTTAGTGAGGGTATTTCTACAGTGCCTGCTAGATCTGTACATTGGTTTCTCACGAGAGCACTACTCGGTTGTAGGCATCTGCTTGAATTACGCGTTGGTGATTGGGGCATTTCAGGGCAAGGCTAGTATGCGGGTACATCGGCGCTATGACGCTTAACGACCCGCTTCAAACAATAGACCCGACAGCGCTCACTTATCCATTAATGTAGTGGTATATCTTCCAGGTGATAGATACAGTCAAAAATATCAACCAAAACCAGTACCGTTTCTTGAATACCTTATCTTCTGTGATCCCTTGAGCCTCTTTAACTTTCCTTCGCTTATCGTCCTGTTTCTTTATAACACTGGGATTAGCCTGCGGGGCTACGCTCGTAACGGTAGCGGATTTTGTCCTACTTTGCTTCGTAGGTTTGTTATCCATCACACTCAATTGGCGGCGGCAGACCAAAACGCTCCCTTCCATAGATGTGATTATTCGGTGCCTGTCATTAAGAGTAATAAAATTGGAAAACCATTGAGACCTGTCGCTCCCACGTAAGGTGCCGTTAAAGTCTCGGCACGTGACGCTTGCGCCAGAACCTTTGTATGCGATGGCCCCGCCGGGCATTTCTAGGATCGTGGCACCGTTATTGCCTTTAATTAAATTTCCATCAGCGACAGCGATGTAACGAACGGTTCTGCAATCCCCCGAGACGGTGACTAAACCTTTTGTTGGACGTAATTTAATACGCTTGCCAGGTGCAAGGTCACGGCAATGTGCCATTGCTATAATCTTCACATAATCGGTAGGGTTCATAGGTCGATTTTTACCGTTATCTTAATGCTAGCAATGGTGTTAGTTATTGCATCTTGCGTGTTCGGCTGTACTAGTTCACGAGCAAAAAAATGATGCTTTTCTACACCGTTTTTAACTGCGGATAAGCTGGGAAGGATTACTTTTGTCATTTCACTTTCTCATGCTGAATCGCTACTCAGCTCTAGGGCAGCGCATGCCTTTGAACGGAATAACACGTACCGAGATAGCATTATCAAATGCTAGTTTCGGCTCTCGCGATGTTGAGTCTAAACGGCGGTGAATTTAAGACAAGCTCACACCCTGCAGCAATCGGAAACAAGCTGTCATTACAAAAAGAGCATGGAACACCAGTAAAGGTAATTTTCTTGATAATTAGTGCTTTAAGGAAATGTAACGCTATAGGTGATTGGTGACGGCAATGTTAAGGGGAATCACTTACTTCTTGGAATTGTTGGTAGGAGAAAATGGCAAACCCTGCCAACCCGATGATGGTGTTTAGCGTTCTCACACTAAGCCCATAATGGATGAATGGCTCGCTTTTGCAGCTGAACACACGAACAACAAAATCAAAAAGGCTGGCGGTCGCGTCTTTCACATCCGGTGAAATGTGATCACCACGGCTAAAGCCAGTCACAGCAAGGGCTGGCAGGTGGGGATCATTTTTTGTATTGTTTTTTTCAGTGGGTTTTGATGATCATTTTGGAAAATGATCCGCACGTTTTAGCTCAGTAATTTACTTTCAACTGTATGATTTATTGGGATTAAACATCGTTACGGCCAGACGTGACAGTGAGCGTTTATCCACTTTGATCTGCAGTAATTCATAATCATTTTGCATTTTCAACCAGTGCTCGGGCGTTCCGCCTAGCACATAGCTGAGCCGAACGGCGGTTTCTGGCGTGATCCGCGAGCTGCCATACACCAGATAATGGCAGGCCGAAAGGCTCATGTTCATCGCTCTGGCGAAAGTGGTCAGCGTTATTTCACTCAGGGCAAGAATCCCCCTGATTCTTTCTGCCGGGACAGGGCTTTGCAGATTTTCGTAGCCTTGCATCCAGCGAGAGCAGGAGCGTAGTGCTCTGCGCTTCGCCTGGCGGGTACGTTCGTAAGCATAATCAGTTGGCATGACGATGGTTCCATTTACAAGCGTGTTCTGGTGCTCAGCCTGGTCATCAGAATGAGGTTTTGCGCCATTCTAACCTGTACCTGATGAGTGCAGGACGTGGGTAGCGCGCTCATTCTGGCCACCGTTCATTTCTTTGTCCTGTATCGTTTGCGATAGTCTTCGTAGCAGGTATTATTTTGCGCACTGCATTCCAAAATTGAATTTTTACCCGAGCATTTTTCTCCATGGCTGCAATCTCCTCTGAGGGCTTCATGACGAACACTAACTTTTCTCAAACGGCTGCGTTTATCTGGTCGGTGGCCGATTTGCTGCGCAGTGATTTCAAACAGTCGCAGTACGGGCGCGTGATCCTGCCCTTTACGCTACTGCGCCGTCTTGAGTGTGTGTTAGCGGAGACCAAAGATGCGGTGGTGGCGAAATATGATGAATTAAAAACCAGCCCACTGCCGGAAGATGCCAAAGAGAAGTTTCTTCTGTGCACCAGCGGGTTTTCCTTCTTCAACACCTCGAAGATGGATCTGGGCAAGATGGAGCAGAACGACATCAAAGCCAACCTGGAAAGCTACGTACAGGCATTTTCCCCAGACGCGCGTGAGATCTTCGAACACTTCAAATTCAGTGAGTTTGTCGGCCTGCTGGGAGATGCCAATCTGCTGTTTAAAGTGGTGAAGAAATTCGCCACTACCGACCTTAGCCCAAAAGTGATTTCCAACTATGAAATGGGGCTGGTGTTTGAAGAACTTATCCGTCGTTTCGCGGAAAGCTCTAACGAGACCGCTGGTGAGCACTTCACCCCTCGCGATATCGTGCGCCTGACCACCTCGCTTGTGTTTATGGAAGATGATGAAGCGTTGACGCAGCCCGGTATCATCCGCACTATTTATGACCCGACGGCCGGAACCGGCGGCTTCCTTTCTGCGGGTATGGAATATGTTCACGAGCTGAACCCTAACGCGGTGATGCGCGCTTTTGGCCAGGAGCTGAACCCGGAATCCTACGCTATCTGTAAAGCCGATATGCTGATCAAAGGTCAGGACGTCAGTCGTATTAAACTGGGCAACACCCTCTCTAACGACCAGCTGCCGCTGGATCAGTTCGACTACATGCTCTCTAACCCGCCGATTGGTGTGGACTGGAGGAAGATTGAGGGCGAGATTAACGACGAACATACGCAGAAAGGCTTTAACGGTCGCTTTGGCCCGGGCCTGCCGCGTGTATCCGACGGCTCGCTGCTGTTCCTGATGCACCTGATCAGCAAAATGCGCGACAACCACAATATGGATGGCACCGTGAGCAACGGTGGGCGTATCGGGATTATCCTTAACGGTTCGCCACTGTTTACCGGTGGTGCGGGCAGCGGTGAGAGCGAAATCCGCCGCTACATTCTGGAAGCCGATTTACTGGAAGGCATTGTCGCGCTGCCAACGGACATGTTCTACAACACCGGCATTGCCACCTACGTCTGGATCCTCTCCAACAAGAAAGCGCCTGAGCGTAAAGGCAAAGTACAGCTGATTGATGGCACCAACCTGTGCGGCAAAATGCGTAAATCGCTGGGTTCCAAACGTAACCTGATGGGCGAAGACGATATCAAGCTGATCACCCAGACCTTCGGTGAGTTTGAGGTGGTGGATGTCACAACTCTGGAAGAACTGGGTCTGGAGAAAGCCGCC